ACATAGCACATAGTTGACGCTCAGGATTAAATACTGTAGCTATAGAATAATCTTGATTAGTACCTAAAGATACATCAGCCCCTATAACATATTTAGCATCAAACGTAGGAGGTATCCATACTTGTAATTCCCCTTCTTTGTTATCATCCCAAGATCCAAATTCATCATTAAATCTTAAACGTTTACGGGGTGCTTTAGGTAGCATATCATTAACTATTTCAGTATTAAATACATTCGATCCAGATACAATAAAGGCTTCATCAGGTTCTGCAGGATATTCTTGTTGGAATTTCCTAGCCCCCGATTCTTCAATCTTAAATCGTCTCCAGTATAATTGAGCATCATCTAAGTTATACTTCTCAATTAACTTCTCTTCTTCCTCAGTGTATTCTAGTTCACCGGGAGGAGTTAATCTATATTCCTCAGTAAGAAACCAAGGAACAAATACAGGGATATAACCATTCTTTCCTTCTACTGCTCCTTTCCAGAGCCTATAAAATTCCCCTGTAGCTCCATTTGCAGTTGATTCAAGGATAACCTCTGTGTTATCAGCTTGGGATATCCCTTGGAATAAACCCGCAAGAATCTTTTCATCATGCTGCCAAAATGCAACTTCTGATAAGTGAGCAATTGTTGGTGTAGTTCCCCTACCTGCTTCGGGTGAGCCAGCAGTATATAATCTATAACCCGCATTGTTATGTTCAAACTGGATTTCTTTAGCATTCGACCTACTATAGGAAGGTCTAATATCATCATCCATATATTGAATAAGATTCTTAGACATAGCAAACAAAGCATCTGAAGTAGGGCTATCGTGAGCCATAACGACTGACCTGGTGTAAGCATTATAATACGTCTTCCAAAATACCCTAGCAGCACAATAAGTAGAAATACCTTGTTGTCTAGCCTTAAGAATAATAGCTCGTACCTTTCCAGTATCTTTTAATTGTTGCTCTAGTTGTTCATTAATAACCTTCTGAGCATCATTAAACTCAAAAGATACAAATCCTTTAGATGAATCCTTTGTAATAATCTTAATGTGATCTTTAGCAAAGTCTTCAAAGTTATCTTTGTAATATTCTTGTTTTTCTCGTCTTTTCTTTTCTTTGATTAATTCTAATTTTTGTCTGTTGTTTAATTTGTGTTCACTCATTAATGCCCCCTTGGTAACTTCTTGATATTCTAGAAGTTTTTCCTTAACCATGCTTCTAATAACTTATTGAAAAATAAAGAGTTTTAAAATATTGTGATTTTTATTTTGATGGCCCCCTTGGGAAATTTTGGGGTTCCTCTGTGTGTGTTTAAAAATGAATCCTATTTCTAATGTACCTGATTATACATTAGAACCCCCTTAATTCAATTAACACTTAGGAGGTGTATTATGAATTTTCTATTCACTTTGTTTTCTACTATTGGAATTTTTTCTTTCATCATAATAGGTTTACCTTGGCTTATAATTGGTTCATGGCAACGTGATGTTAAAGAAATCTTTGGAGCATCTATGGCATTAACATTTGGTGCTGTATGTTGTATGATATCATTGTTTACTCTTTAATTCGAAACATACCGGGGACATCCCTCTGGGTCTAGCTAACCCGTCCCCGGTGTCTGTATGGGATGACCTCCATACACTGATGAGATAGGTCATTAACGTAAACTAAAGGAGAAACATTATGTTTGACGTTAAGAATGCTGGTATGCCTTCACGTAAGTCTGAAGTAGTTTTTATTGAAGAACTTAAATCGGTAAAGCATGATCGTGGACATACTATCTTTGCTACATGCTCTGATGGTCGTGTTCGTATGTGTCATCTTTATCGTTATGGTTCTAATAATGAAGAACGTTTAGCCTTTTGTGATGAGCTTCTTCGTGGAATGAAGGGTAAATTTCCTGTTGTCTTTGAGGCATTTGGTGGATTTGATCCTAATCGTTGGTTCGGTTCATTCGAATATCACGAAGAATCAGACTTAGACAGAGCTTTAAAGCAAGCATTTGCTGACAAAGCTGCTATGTCTTAAATGACAGTTATAAGGCATCTCTTTAGAGGTGTCTTATGCCAGTCATTTCGGCTGAATAAACCATAGGAGAAACATTATGGAAAGCTTAACAATACGCATGGTAGAAGCTGTAAAGAATCTACGTAAAGAAGCACCAGAGATGTCAGACACTGAGGTGCATCAGTGGATAGACGAAGTAATACGTGATGGTGTAGATATGCGTGAGGTGTCTTTAAAGGAATATCAAGCGTATCAGTCAAATCCATACGGGTTTGCCTTAGAAGTGCTTAAGAATGTGTAATAAGTAGCCCATAAGTGCATCTAGAGTGTCCGAGAGAGTGGCACTCTGGAGCACTCTGGGTACATTCTAAGGCTATTTAGAGGATCTTGCAAGGTTACTTATGCGAGGCGTGGGTAATCTGGAGGGTCTTTGTAGGGTCTTCCGAGGACAAACAAAATGATAGGAGAAATATCATGGAATGGATTAAATGTTCCGATCGTATGCCTAATGATAAAAGCCAAAGTTACTTGGTAGTTATTAAACGTCACCTGAATGATACCAATCCAAGAGTTGTAGGTTGGTGTTATCTAGAAGATGACTACCAAGAGAATGAGTCTGGTGAATGGAAACGTAATGGATTTTGTTGGTATTACGATGATGTTTGCGGAAATTGTTGCACTGTTGGTGAAGACGATGCTAGTATTGTAACACACTGGATGCCTTATCCAGAGCCACCTAAAGGAGAATAAAATGTCTAAATGCACACACAAAGTAACCCAGTATGTCCCATCAGAATATGACTATCGTCCAGTCGAATCTGATTGCGGTACTACTGGTATTCATGGTCAGTTATTACTATGTGATAACTGTGAGCACACTAGAAAGCAACGTGAGGCTAACTCTAAAGCAGATAATAAGTGGTTACGTTCAGCTGGATGGGGAGAAATATCATGAACGATTACACAGATACAGACGACTTCTACACCCAAATGACACCTGCATGGATCAAGAGGGATAAAGTCTCAGATACAACCTTAGTAAACTTCATGCAAAACTTTGGTGTCAGCTTAGTAGAAGAGGATAACCAATGGATTGCTATAGTGTACAATAATAAAGGCTATGGTAAGACACACAGAGCAGCACTGTTAGCTCTCCGTGAGAAATTAATTAACACTGATTATGTTTATGGTAACAAGAGGAAAAAGTAATGGCTAACAATGTAGAAAATAGAGAGAGTGGACCCGGAAGAGGTCGTAGGTGGGCTCACCATGAGAAAAGCATGTTAAGATATATGAAGAATAATAATTACTCATGGGCTAAAATAGCAGCAGAACTAAATAGAGAAGAACCTACTGTAAGAAGATACTGGTACAACTATAAGGCTCAATTAGATTCTTTAACTAGTTCTTTTGATTTACTAAAAAGACCTTGGAAATCAACTAAGTGCTAGTAGCATGGTTAAGGAAAGGGGGGTTCCCTCCGGGTGAAGTTTAATATATATTAAGAGTATATTAAGAGTAACCTAGGGGAGAACCTCAGTACACTGGGAGGACAATAGCAGTGAACAGTAATAAACTAGCAATGATAAATAGGTGTGATATGTTACTTAAGAGTTACCATGAGGCTCAAAAGGGGGTAGCTAATAGGTACTGTGATCTTATCTTTGAGGTGTGTGAACAGTACTCTGATGGTGTATCTATGGGAGAGATAGATGATACTATTAAAGAGTATGTACTTAAGATAAAGGATTTCTAATGGATACTAATACTTATATGTTATTACAGAGTTATAGGGAAGCTTATTATCCTATCTACTCTTTAGACATACTAGAGACAGTAATGGAAGAGTTTATTTCTTCTGTTCCTTATACAGATCCCTTGTACTTATTAGAGTTATGTGATATATTCTATATAAGTATGTATAAAGAGTATCCTAGAGTAGATTCTTAGAGTCTACTCAGGGATACCCATAAGGGTGTCATTAAACTTAAACTTAAGGAGACATATTATGTCAAATACAGTAACTCGTATCATCAATAACTGTGAGTTTCGTTGGGCTAAACTAGCTAAGCCAGTAAATCCATTTGGATCTGGTGATGCTTGGGAAGTTCAGATTGTTACTAGTGACTCTAATGTTGCTGAGACTTGGACATCACAAGACTTAAATGTGAAGTCTAAAGAGACTCCAGAAGGGTTAGAGTACTATGTTAACCTAAAGAGGTGGGCTTATAGTCCTTCAGGTAAGACCTATGAGTCACCTAAGGTACTAGATGCTTCTAAAGAGCCTGTTGAACCATCCATTGTAGGTAATGGTTCTAAAGGTAAAGTTAAAGTATATCAGTATGCTTGGACTAAAGGTGCTCGTAGTGGTATCTCTACTATCTTCATTGCACTACAAGTAACTGATCTTGTAGAGTATAATCCCGAAGCTACTGTAGATTTCTAAGGTGTCTACAGGGGATTCCCTCGGACCTGAGCATGTCCTTAAACTGCTCATCTTTAAATTAATAGGAGAAATATTATGCGTATAGAATTAGTTCGTACAATTAAGTACTCAGCAGACCTTGAAGATATCTACGAAGAATTTAATTGGGAAGATATCAGAGCAAGTTATGATCTTAAACCTTGGGAAGGTATGTCATCAGCTCAGGTACAAGATATTGTAATAGAAGAAATTACTAATATGATGATGTCTGATATAGATAGTTTGCTTGATGAAGATGATGATGACTTTGACATTAATGTCTATGGAGGTTTATAATGAAAAGAGTAAGTATTAAGGAAAATCTAATGTTAATTAGTAATAAACTTAAAAGTGCTATTACTGATTTACATGATACAGGTGAATATGATTCTGAAAATCTTGATGAAGCCTTAATTGATATTCAAAAAGGCTTTAAGAAAATAGAATATGAAATTTATAATATAGATAGAAGAGATCTTCAAAATCCTTATGCACATGTAGAGGAGCTTAATAATGAGTAGAATACCTATCTATAATTCTAATGGAGAAATAGTAGGATATGATGTTGAAGAAACTCCTGAAGAAAGAGCTGAATGGCTTTATCAAGATTACTTAGATAAACTTGATGCTTGGGGTGCTGATGAGGAAGGTGATGATGTTGATTGAAAGAACATCTATGGTCTCTGGTAAGACTACTTATCGTGAACTTGATATTACTCAAGAGCAATTAGATGAGTGGGCTAATGGTGCTTTTATACAAGATGTATTTCCTTATTTATCTATAAGTGATAGAGAGTTTATTATGACTGGTATCACTGAGGATGAATGGGATATATTAATACAAGAGGTAGATGATGAATGAAAGAAGGTACTTATATATGTAGCCATGACTGGTGGGACGCCGAAGATAATTGGTATCTCTTTGAAGGTACATGGTATTATGAAGCTAATTATCCTGAGATGCCTGATAATATAATTCTAAAATCTATTGAATTAATAGATCAGGATAAAGGCTCTCCAGATATCTCTAACTTACTTGATAAAAATGGAGATGTATGGGACGCTATAGCTTATGATGGTATAACTGGAGACGCTCGTTATGAGGACTACAGGGATTACGATGAGGATGACTTATGAGTGAGCACTTAGCTAACTTAGGTACTCAATGGGGGCTAATCGCTGTATGTGGATTATTATTTTGCATATGGTGGTTAGTTATTAATGATAATGAGGATGATTAATGGAAGCTACTCAATACTTTTTTAATATTGTTATATTAATAACAGTATTATGGGTGTTACCTTTAATCGCAATGAGGTAATTATGAGTGCAATTAAAGAATCTATGTCTAGGTTTGAAGCTATAGACAAAATGAAACAAGTCTTAGAGTCTCGTGGTGATGACTACGGTACTCCAAGACATAATCATGGTATAGCATCTGATTTAATCAATGCTTACCTGAAGCATCACCCTAATCGTAATGATCTTCAACCAGAAGATACAATGATTATGATGGTGTTAATTAAAGTAGCACGTTTAGTGTCTACACCACAGCACATTGATAGTATAATGGACATAGCAGGTTATGCCTTCTGTGCTATAGATGCTATCAATGAAATCAAAACTAAAGGAGAATAGTAATGGAAATTAATAATCAAATTCAATTAAATAAAGCTAAAGATTTAATTCGTAAAGAAGTATTAAGAGCATTAGCTGAACATAACTCTGAGCATTCATTTAAGTATGATAGCTATAGTGATAAATGGGAAATCCGTTATGGCACTATGCTATATGGGTATCGTCATGGTGTTATTATGTTATTAGAATATCCTGATTATAAAGTTTTTGAAGATTATACTAATAATATGGTTCATAAACTTCTAATGGCTTTAAAAGAAGAAGAGGAAGATGATAATGAGCAAGCGTAATCACGTTTACTTAGCAGGTAAGATGGAGCAGTGTGATGCTGCTTCCATGCTTACATGGAGAAAAGATGCAACTAAACAATTAGAATTAGTTGGTATTCCTGTATTAGACCCTACTCGTAGAGGTCTTTGGCACTCAAGGTTTAATGATGCAAACATTCGTAATCGCATTGTTCAACAGGATCTTGAAGATATATCTCGTAGTAAAGTATTGCTATGTAATCTTCAAGACAGTATTCCAGGTAAAGGATGGGGTACTGTAGCTGAAATGGCTTTAGCACAACGTGATCGTCGTGTTATTATTACTCTCATGGATGAGGGGCATTTCAAGCATCCATTCATTTATAACTTCTCTACTGAGATCTATACTGATCTTGATGAAGCTATAGATGCTGTTATATCTTATTTTTAAGGAGAAATATTATGTTCTTAATGTTTATCGGTCACTCAACTGATGAGAAACAAACTGAGTTACGCCTTAAAGCAGGTCACAAGCCTGTAATGACTTATGAAACTAAATCAGCTAAGTATTCTTATGATCCATTGTTTAATGATATCATAGAAGACTGGAAAGATGAACCTTATAATCGCTTTGGTTATCGTCCTGATTCTAAGAAGTATGATTACTTAGTTAACTATGTTACTATGGGTTGCATGATCCAAAGAATCTTTGGTAAAAATGCTACAATTCGTAGTCATAAGAAACAATTTAAGGATATCATTAATGCCTTATGTTAATATACAATCTCGAAATCATTTCGAAAACTTAGGTATACCAATACCTATTAATGGCGGTGAGTTACAGTACTTAATTGCTGAAATGATTCATCAAATGTTAACAAACCAAGATCATCCAGTTCGGTATGCTGATCTGGAGTCTGTTATGGGTGCTCTTGCAGGTGCTCAACAAGAATTCTACCGTGAAGTTGTTGCTGTCTATGAAGACTATAAGATACAAGAGAATGGTAGTGTATATGACGCTGAAGAAATATTTAAGGATAGTTTTAAGCGTTAGACGCATGGTTAAGGAACACCAAAAGTTCCATTTCTGAAACCCGATTGACATAAGGACATGTTGATCGGGTTATTTTATTTATTAGGAGAATATTAATGTCTAAAGATTCATCAAGTAAAGTAGCTATTGTTCGTGATCTAGAAATTTACTGGGCTAATGTGTATAAGCCTCATTCACCTTTCGGTACTGAGATTTATGACATTCAAGTACGAACAAGTGATGAGGACAAAGTAAAAGAACTCGCTGATTTAGGTATTAACCTTAAGAAGCATGATGACGGTTATTTCTTTGGTAATGTTAAGCGTAAAACTGTTAACGCTAAAGGAGAACCAATGGAAGGACCAACAGTACTTGATGCTGCTAAAGCGCAGCTAACAGATCCAATCGGTAATGGCTCTAAAGGTAACATCAAAGTGTTTTCTTATGAGTATAAAGTAGGTGGTCGCTCAGGTACAGCAGCAATGTTAAGTGCTTTACAAATTACTGATCTAGTTCCTTATGTTGATTCAGGAAATGAAGTAGACTTTGATGTTGAAACTGATGAGCCTACATTTTAAGGGGTACTTATGAGAGAGTTTCTAGCATTCCCATTTGTAATGTTAGCTAAAGGGTTTGCTGAAATCGCTTCAATGATTGATGATGAACCTTGTATTTGTTTTTCATTACGAGATGCTACAGAAATCACTGAAGAAAACATTGAAGATTTCTTTAAGGATATGAAAGACGATGACTGAAGAACAACATTCTTCAGGCAAAATCAACAGACAACACGTAGTAGAGACTTCAATTGAGTTTCTACTGCGTCAAGTCGCTAATCAAAAGCTTCATGTCGCTAATTTGTTAGCTAAGACTGGAGATACAGACAGTTACTCTTATCTCCAAGGAGTATTTGAAGATGTTGAAGCTTGCCTAGAAGAAATTAAAGAAGAAACTTTAATAGAAGTAAAAGCTTATTATGCACCATAAGCATAATTAGTATAAAGACCTAAGCATGTCTATAAACTGCTTTATTAAAATCACAGGAGAAATATATGATTATTAATGGCTTGCATTACGATGTAGATGATAATAGACCTATAGATCGTTTTAATTTAGAAGAGGCTATTATGAAAGCATGGCAGATATCTGATGATCTTAAATTACTCTATGAAAACATAGAAGATATAGATGAAGATGAAACCATAAATGTTCTCATAGGCTTACATCAGCTAAATGAAATGCGATTTAATAAACTATGGAATATATACGAACAAGTATTACAGAATGGAGGATTCAGCGTTGTTACAGATACTAGACATAGCGTCTTATGATGAAGAAACAGACATGGTTACATTTGATTTAGAAAATGTTACTGATAAAGAATCTAATATTATTATTGAACAAGGTATTATTTATTTATTAATGAAGCATACCACTGGCTTACAAGATGATAATGAAATTATGTCTCGTTTATTAGCCTCAAAAGATGAGTGATAAACTCAAGGAGAAACTTAATGTCAAAGTATATATTTGATATTGAAGCTGATGGTTTACTACCGACTATTAGTAAGATATGGATGGTAGTCTTTAAGAAAGTAGGAGCAGATGACTTCACAGTATTTACTGATGACGATCCATCTTATCCTTCTCTTGAAGATATGCCTGATTGGATTGAACAAAATGTAACAACACTCATAGCACATAATGGTGTTCGTTATGATATACCTGCATTAAAGAAAGTGTTAGGATATGAAGTACCTAAGAGTATTAAGATAGTAGATACGCTTATTGTATCTCGTATGAACAACTATCCTAATAAAAGACTTAATCGTAAGCATAGTTTGAGCGCATGGGGTGAATTCCTTAAGCAACCTAAGACAGACTTTCATGACTTCTCTGAGTATAGTACTGAGATGTTAGAGTACTGTAAACAAGACTGTGTTGTTAACGAAGAAGTATATAAGTATGTTATGCATGAAGCTAAAACATGGATAGATAAGTATCCTAAGTATGCTCAAGCATTACGTATGGAACATGAGATGGCTTACTATGTGTCTGAACAGACAATAAATGGTTGGCTATTTGATTTTGTTAAGTGTTCTAATCTTATAACTGAAATCACTAATAAGATGAAAGACATGGAAGAGGCTATTGAACCTCATCTTGGTGATATTGAAAGGTTAATAGATAAAGAACCTAAGAAACCTCAGTACAAAAAGAATGGTGAGTATACCGCTGTATCTGCTAGAGTTATTAGTGAATACTTAGGTAAGCCTGTATCACCTGAAGATGCACTTAAAGCAGAGCCTCCTATGGCTGCCGGAACAGAGTTTCAACGTAAACAAATTATTCCTGCGGGTATGGGTCAACAAGACTCTGTTAAGACTTATCTAGAGAAGCTAGGTATTGTATGGACTGAGTGGAATTGGAAACGAATCGGTAATGACTTTATTAAGACAGGACCAAAGCTTAATGATAAAGACATTAAGGCTATTGGACATCCTCATGCTGATATGATTGCGGATTACTATACTCTACGTTCTCGTAGAAGTATTCTTCAGGGATGGATGGAACAACATAATGGAGATGGTCGTCTACGTGGTGACGTAATGGATCTAGGTACAGCTACAGGTCGTCACTCACATAAGGTAATTGCTAATATACCTAATGGGAATGCAGTATATGGAAAAGAAATCAGAGAATTATTTGTCTGTCCTCATGATAAAGTTATTATCAGTGCCGATGGTGCATCGTATCAGATCAGATTACTTGCTCATTACCTCAAGGACGAAGGATACACTGATACGGTTCTCAACGGGGATGCTCAC